CCCGACTCCTCTTGATCTCGATAGCCTGCGGTATAGGCAGTGATCTCGTCTGCGGTCATATCTTTCAGTTCCACACGATCGCTGGAGTAAGTATCACCTTTGAAATAGTGAGGATCGTAGGATCTGCGATAGTAAGCATCGGCTGATCCACGGTCATAGGCTCCGCCGTGGCGGGTGTCGTATTGTGTTAAAGTTTGGTTCATTGTGTTTTCCTTTCACGAACATCAGTATTTAAATTAGGACGCATCTCACGTATCAAGGCACGCTCTACCGAGTGTGCTTCACTCTTGCCACGCACCACTGCCACGATCGAGTAAGCAAAAGCACCAGCACCACGATCACGCAAGGCTTCGTACAAGGCCCAAGACTTGTCTTCGCTTCGGCTACGATACAGATGCTTGTTCATACGAACACGCACGCTCTTGAGCACAGTTGACTCAGTCTTGGCAGTGACACCAATGTAGAAGTCTGTGCCCGACACGATCTTGTAAACGATGTGGGTGCGATCTGCTCGCTTTTTACGGGGTGCTTTTTTACTGTCCATAAGCATATTATAACCGAAACGGGCATTTCTGGTCAACTGTGTGGTTAGTGGGCACTAACCTGCTTGTTTTTAGGGGTGTTGCGTAAAAACAACAAAGAGAGTTTGACTCAAGCCAGGCTGGCCAACCATCGTTCCAGATCTCCGTACATGGCAGCCATCATGGCTTCTCTGCTACCAAAGAAAACGATCCTGCGACGTTTTTTTCTAGCATTGAAATCAAGATAGTAAGGCCAGGCCAACTTGCGGTCCAGATCCAGGATGATCTTTTTTGTGATGCGACTGCGAGATGGATGTGAAGGATCTGTGCCTGATAGATCCATCTGCCATGATTCCAACTGCAATACTTCATGCATGATATGATAGCCATGTTGGGTCAATCTCAATCCACCCTGCGGCCGGATATTGGCCCACCAGGTCTTCATGGCACGGTCTTCAGGTTCGCGTAATGCGTCGGGGATGTCAGCCAGCAGCCGCTGGACTATGTCAAGTTTTCGATTTTGCATCGGGGAATATCTGCTCCCCTTGTTTCAGCAACACCACCGAAAACTTGTCGGTCTTGAACTGCGTGTTGAGTTTCTTTGCCAGGTTGATGGCATGGCCGGCGTTGGAGAATGACACTTTCTTGTACTTGGGCCCAGGATACTGCACCAGCATGTTGGAAGTCTTGAGATTGATAGGTGCCCCGTCAAAGAACACCGCCCAGATACCTTCGGCCGCCAGAACCTGTTCAGTCTTGTATGATTGTTTGTTGGTTACTTCAACCAACACTCGAGGTTTGGGTCTTGACACGTCATTAAACTCCTAGTTTTATTTATCTATTATCTAGGTAGTTTTTAGAAAGCACCGCCCTGTACTTCGATATTGATCACAGGATCTCCACTGGATTCGGTGGTTTTTTGTTCATGCGATACCTGAAGTGCCAGCAACAAACGGGTGATGTCGGTGTGTAAGTCTCTGGCTTCGGCCGTGGTCATGACAACATCGCGTTGCTGGCGTGATTCCGCGGCCCGGATACGATCCAGGAATCTATTGATGTGCAAGCTCATGGGCTTCAGCCTCCTCACGGGTACGGAACGGACCTTGATACTGATATCTTTCCAAGGTGATCAGTTTGGGGCACTTCGCCACTGACCACGAACGACCTTGCCGGATGCGGAACCATCCTGCCGCATACCAAGACTTGGATCTGGGCTCGCGTGTGTATAGTGGCACTTGATGTCGCACATCATACACAGCATTGTGCGGCGGGTGGGTGGTGGGATAACCATACACAGAATCTGTGGCCTCTCGTGTGACCCGGCGTACCGCGGGTTCGAAGTCGATGTTGATCCTTCGTTTGATGGTGCCAATGGTCTTGAACACTTCTATGCGATCATTGATACGCACCTGGAAACCACCGGGAGCAGATTCTATGTTGCCAATCTTGCGATCATCCTGCTTGAGTATCCAATACTGGTTTGGGATCACTGCTTTTGCCACTATCATCTAACACTCCTTGGTAAGTTGCTGTGAGCCAACGGCTGAACTGCTCGGCCTGTTCGCTGGCCCTGTTTAATTCGTATCGTCCACAGAATTTCATAAATCTCACTCCCACCTGGCCGATGTCTCTGTGCGATATCTGTTCACGGATGGCCGCATCTACCGCAACCTTGATCTCTGCGGGTTGTGCTTGGAGATCGATCAAGGTACGATTGCGGAGATAGTCATCCAGCACACGGTGCTCTACTCCTTCGTGATCCATCCAGCGTTGTAGCATGAGATTGTTCCAGGCATAGCCTCGGGCACCGCGATCCTCAAAGGCTTCCTGCAATCCTACCTTGTTCTTTGTGCCCTTGGTACGCACACCAGGAAAAGCCGAAAACACATTGTCCGACGCATCTCCCCGCATGCACTTTTCAAACAACAACCATTCAGGATCAGGCGTGACCTTGGCGGCCTTGGTTTTCTTGTCCATCACTGCCTGCCCTTTGGCGTCATAGATGCCAGTGATGGTTAGAAGTTCGTCGGTGATGCCGTTGTATTGGTCCACGGTGGCAGATAGCAGTTGCACGAAGTCGGTGTCTGAGGAAACTATGGTGTGCTGATCTTGGGGGTGTAGTGCTATCCAGCGGGCTATGACATCATCGGCTTCGGCTGCTGGGTGCCTGATCACTGAGCAGTTGGTCTGTTCAGCCAAGTATTTAGTGAAAGCGTCAAAAGTTTCCCAAAACAGTCGGTCCTCTTCTTGCTCGGCTTCGGTCAGTGCCGCCCGGGCATCCGCACGATTCCGCTTGTAGGGTGCGTAGTGATCCTTACGCCATGATCGTCCTTCCAGAGCAAACACCACGTGATCCGCATCGAATCTACGCACCACCTTGTTGATGGCACTCAGCGTGATATGTAGAGCATATCCCACTTTTTCCCAGGCATCACCCGCACGGAAGGCCACGTGCCGGGCACGGAAGAACATGTTGGCAGTATCGATCAGCACATATCTCATGTTTATACCAATTTGTTTTGTACAATGTATTGTAGCATGAAACGGCTCCAGGCCGCGTGTGCACCTCTTCCAAAATGCCATGAATTGGGTGCAACTGTATCATAACCGTGGTTTTTCAGCCACTGATCATAGGTCTTTTGCCCATCATATGGTGAGACATAGCAACCTGCCCAATCAAGGTGTTTATCTGAATCGATATCACCAAAATGGTTGTTGCCGTTGAAGAACACATGTGGTATGTTCCGTTGTTGTAGTTCTTGGTGGAACTGCCAGATGCTGTCATGGGCCTGCTGCCGGCACTCATGCCAGTTTACGTCCAGGATGTATTCACGATATCTCTCGCGATGATCCGTAGGAACATCATCTTCTCCTGATGCTGTGATCTGATAGTATCTACCATCTATCAACCACTCCTGCCTTTCCCAGGTCGACCACTGGATGACCATCATGATCTCACTGGGATCTCGATTCAGCCCGGCCAACCATTGTCTGCTGGTACGCAAAATGCGAACATTGCTGGCTGCTGCTTCTGCGTCACACTTGAAAGTGGCTTTCAGCGTGTCAGCTAGCAATCGTCCCCAACTCACTGCTAGATTGCCAGGATGAGGTGCACGTCCCATGTAGAAAAACTGGCTATCGTCCTCAGCAAAGGCATGAGGATTCACTGCTTCTGCAGCTGCTGCGTGGCTGTCGCCATTGACGTATAGTATCATCTTGGGCTGAGCCTGGGACTGTCGTCGCTGCCCGTGGGTCGGGCTTTGGCCAACAAGGTCTTGGTATCCTCTGCGGCAGCCACACGCTGTCTTAGACCACTGCTGCTAAATGAGTGATCTCGGGCATTGAAGATGATGTCAATATCACGCTTTTCGCACTCGGCTTGGCCACTAAAGTTAGTGCCTTGATATTCTATGCCCAGCACACGGACATCTACTGGTAATATCAGCAGAAGATCTCTCAAGTCTTGCTCTGTTGAGTATACCACTATCTCATCCACATACCTGCAGGCAGCCAACTGTATCTGGCGTTCCACGATGCTCTGTACCGGTGGATTTTTCGTGCCCGGTCGGTCTATGGTAGGGTCAGTCTGCAGGCCAGCGATCAAGTAGTCGCAGTGATTGCGAGCTTCGGCCAGCATGGCGACGTGTCCTGCATGAAACAAATCCCATGAACTAAAAGTAATTCCGATTTTTTTACCTTCTGCTTTCAATTTCTTAATATGATTAAAAATCATCTATTATCTCTTTTGTTAAACATTCAGTTTTGCCACCTATATTAAGGTTAATAGGACGATATAAAAAATTTGTATTTTCTTGTAAAATTTTTTGTTCTAATAAAAAACAATTGTACAAAGTATCTTTCCTAATCCAGAGAACTTTTCCGTGATTGTTTTCAATAAAATTATAAAATCTGTTTTTCATTGAAGTTGTGATCCCAATTTTATAAAATTTTGTATTGTCTGCATCGAGCAATTCTATATAATATAGAAAACCGGGTTTTTGTTTGAGTTCCGGTTTTCTATTAAAAATAGTCTCACAATATTTTCCTGGACCACCGCTGGCTGTACAAATTTTACATCCTGCTCCATTTTTGTGTAGTTCTGGTTTTTGCCAAAATTCTCCATGTTTCGGACAAACCATTTTCATTTTTACACTGTTTCTTTTATAAGTGGTTTCCTCGTAGGTATAATAGTTTTTATTTTTGTCCGGAAATTGATTGAACATTTCTACCCAAGAAAAAGATCTTTTATCCGCTTTACATTTTGGGCATCCATGATTCCAGAGATGATCTGCAGGTGTTTGCCAAAAATCACCATGGACTTTACAGGTAATACAAACTTTTTGTAGCATTTTGACATATTCTACATTTTGATATGAATATCTGTCTTTATGCACATCAATTGCTCGTTGGACAAATTCTTCTTTGGTTAGTTTTTTACTCATAGCAGATTTCCTCTGCTATTATTTACCTCTCGTGCGTGAA